GGATGAACATGAATCGATAGTTCAGGACTTAGTCGAAATAAACTTCCCACACAAAGACGATTTTTTAAAGATTAGAGAAACACTCTCTAGAATTGGTGTAGCATCTAGAAAAGATAAAGAACTCTTTCAGTCATGCCATATACTTCATAAAAGAGGTAAGTATTACATAGTGCATTTCAAAGAGTTATTTAAACTAGATGGTAAACCTACTAACATTGATGAATCAGACATAGGAAGAAGGAATACAATTATAGGACTTTTAAAGCAATGGAATCTACTCGAGGTAGTGGATGAAAGTCGAGTAAAGGAGCCTATTGCACCTTTATCTCAGATAAAAGTAATTCCTTTTAAAGAAAAATCAGAGTGGAAATTAACAACCAAATACTCCATCGGGAGTAACTAATTACCCTAAATATAGGGTTATAAATAATCATAACAAAGGAGTAAATTATGTTCTCAGGAATCATAGACTTCATTATGGGGATTTGGAACTTACTTATGATAGTTCCAGTCGTTATATCAATCTGTAGTGTGATTGTTGCTTTGACACCAACACCAGCAGACGATAAACTATGGGCTAAAGTATATAAATACTTAGAAGTCCTTGCACTTGCAATTGGTAAGGCAAAAGATAAGAATCCATTGTTGGATAAATAATTAACTTAAGTTGAGGATAATATTATGGAAATTTTTGTAGGTATATTAGTCCTAGTAGCTGTAGTATTTGCATTTTGGGAAAGGAATAAAAAGTCTAAACCACCTTTTGACCTTCCAGCTGATAAAATTCAGACTAGTGCAGACACTAACAACAACCAAGTTACTTCAAAGAAAGAACTTTCGAAGTTAACTAAGGTTCAGTTAATTGACTTAGCAGAGAAGAAAAATCTCAAAGTTAAAAAGTCAGGTTCTAAAGCTGCTGTGATTAACGAAATACATTCACAATTAAAATAGTGAATTTCAACAAAGTCTAAAAGGGGTCTACTAGACCCCTTTTTTTTACCTTATGGTAAAGTCGAAATCATAAATAATGGTATGGAAACAGTATTAGAATTGGTGGGCGAATTAGGATTTCCAATTGCAATTGCAATTGTAATGGGATTCTTTATCTTTTTGGTCATCAAACAAATACTTGAAGGAATCGTTGACGATATAAAAACATTGACAATGTTTTGTGAGTCTCTTCAAAATAGAGCTAGAACAATGTCTAATGAGATGGTTAAGATTGATATGTTAGTATCAGCTGCATTAGAATTGAGACCCGATATCGACAGAATTGCACGAGCTGAAAACTTCGTAGAAGATGGAAAGGTCGATGTTAGGAGAGACTAATGGAAGAAGCAACATCATTAGTTTCCTTAGTGCAAGATTACGGATTTCCAGTAATTATGTCTTTGGGACTTGGATACTTTATATACTATGTGTGGTGGTTCATTGGTGAACACATAGAACCCGAAATTGAAAAAATGCATTTTGCATTAATCCGAGTTATAGACCAAACACGGATGCTTGACCAAGACTTAATTAGATTACAACAAAAAGTTAATGTTGTATTAGAGTATAGAGAGAACGAAAAAAAAACTCGGGGAATGAAAACCAATGATAAGAAAACTTAGTATAGCTTTATTATGTTTTTTCATGGTTGATGTTTATGCATCACCTATAATCCATGAATTCAAAAATCCATCTTTCAGTGGTGTTGGAACGGGAGCTCATTATTTGACAATTGAGAACCAAGAAACATCAAGAAAGAAAGCAATAGAAGATGCTCTTGAGGCAGCAAGGAAAGCTGCAGAAAGAGAAGCAGAAAATACAACGCTGGCAAAATTCATTCGTAATTTAGAATCAAGAATTTATGCTCAATTTGCAAAGCAGTTGGTAGAATCGATGTTTGCAAATGATAATCCAGCATCCTTTGGTTCCTTTGTATTAGAAGGGAATACCATAACATGGCAAGTTATAACAGATGAGTCAGGTGCAGAGTTTATTCAATTAACAATTGTAGCAGAGGATGGAACTGAAACTGTCGTGACTATTCCAGTAGGAACTGGATACTTTAGTCAAGACCCTGATGGGGCTGGTTAATGTTACGAGCTCTTCTACTTGCATTTACGATAATTATATCGGGTTGTGCTTCAGTTCCGAGATGGTCAGACAATCCACAAGATTGTAATCCATCGACTTGGGGCCCTGAATACAATCATGATTTATTAAATTATGCAAAAGCCATGGGAAGAACATTTGAAAGAGCAATGCCTTTCATTTGTGTCGAAGACCCTACAGTAGTTCGACTTCCATCATATCTAGAATTATTAGAACTTCCACCAGCAAAAGAAAAACCAATTGTTACTGTTTATAATTTTTTAGACAAAACAGGACAAAGAAAACCTCGTGATACTATTGCAGACTTTTCAACAGCAGTAACTCAAGGTGGATTAGAGATGGTGATAGACGCACTTAAAACTGCTGGTGATGGAACATGGTTTAGGGTTGTAGAAAGGAACGGATTAGATAATCTTGTAAGAGAAAGACAAATCATTCGTTCTGCAAGACAAGAGTATGCTGATGCAACGGGTGAAGACCCACAAGGCATACAACCACTACTATTCGCAGGTATGATAATAGAAGGTGGTATAATTGGTTATGATTCCAATATTAGAACAGGTGGACGAGGCGCACGAACACTTGGTATTGGACTTGCGAGACAATATCGTCAAGATGTTGTCACAGTTAGTATGAGAGCCGTTTCGGTTCTAACTGGTGAAGTTTTACTCAATGTTCAAACTCGAAAAACTATTTTGAGTTATGGTTCAGGTGGAGATGTTTTTAGATTCATCGAAGAAGGAACCCAACTTATAGAGTTTGAGGATGGAGTAGGAAACAATGAATCGGTGACTTACGCAACACGAACAGCTGTTGAGGCTGCAGTGTTGGAATTAATCTACCAAGGACACAGGAGAGGTTTTTGGGAAATAGAGGGGTATAACGAAAATGAATAAACTAATTAGTTTAATTTTATTATTGTCGACAGGATTCGTTTTCGCACAAGCCACTGATGACAACGAAATTAAGATAACTCAGACTGGTGACACTCTTAAACTTTATATTGACCAAATAGGTTTTGGTAACAAAATCGGTGGGGACGATGGTTCCTCAGGTTCAGTATCGAGTGCTATGAGTATTACTGGTGCAACTTTAGAGTTTGACTTGGATTTCACAGGTAACAACAATGTCCTATTTGGGCCAGTTGTTGCAGATAGCTCATTCTATAAGTTAGATTTCACAGGTGATTCTAACGAAATAGATTGGAATATCGGTTATCTTGGAAGTGCAGATAACTCAAATATTAACTTTGATGTAACAGGAAGTAGTAATACTTTTGACTTAGACCAAGGTTATGTTTACAGTGCTGAATCTCTAGACGCAGACTTAATTATAATTGGTAGCTCAAATATTTTTGATATTGATTGGGAAGCAGATAACTTAGTTTGGAACTTTGATATTACAGGTGACTCAAATAATATTAATACTTTACAAAATGATGCAAGTGACTCATCACTTACTTTTACACTTGATGGGGATAGTGCAGATGTAGACATAAATCAGTTAACTGGAACATGTCCAACAGGTGCTACAGGTTGTTCATCACCTACATCTATAATTACATTGGATGTAACTTCTGATAATGCAATCATTCAAATCAATCAAAAAGATTCAGCTAACGATTCTTAATTTATTATTCATTGGTGGGGTCTATGCAAATGACCCCATCGGTGACATAGTAGAGTCTACAGGAATCGGAGATATCCTTAGAGGTAGAGAATCATTACCACATTCAGTAGGTAGTGAAATCGTCTTATATGATGAGGCAAGAACTGTTAATGGTAGAATGAAAATTGTTCTACTAGATAATGAGTTCATTGACATGACAGAACATACAAGGGTCTATATCGATGAAGCATATTATGACCCTAATCCCGACTTATCAAAATTATCATTACGAATGGTGCAAGGAACAGCACGATTTGCATCAGGAGCTGGTAATCGTATTCGAAAAAAGAATATCAATGTATCCACACCAACAGCACAAATTGCAATTAACGGAACAGACTTTACAACAACGATTGACGAACTTGGTCGTTCACTCGTCATCTTGCTTCCCGATGTAAACGGAGATGCATCAGGAGAAATTATAGTATCAAATCAAGGGGGTCAAGTAACTCTTAATGAAGCTTATCAAGCAACAATGGTTTCATCTTTAGATACACCACCCACACCATCAGTAGTAATTAACAATATCACACCATCAATCATTGATAATATGTTTATTGTTAATCCACCTACAGAAGTCAGACAAGCAATAGAAGACCAAGTTGCAGATGACCAAGACCAAGACCAAGGAATACTAGATGTGGATTTCCTTGAGTTTAATGAACTAGAACAAGACGCACTCGAAGATACTTTAGAGGATGATTTTTCTGAACTCGATATAGATTTACTAGATGTAGATTTTCTAACAGACCTATTAGATGTTGTAGAAGAATTGACAAGAACAACAGTATCGCTTGCAGATGTTCAACAAACCAGTGGGTCAGGAACTATACAATTAAAAGGAGCTTCAATAGGTTTTAATAAAGATTCACAATATAATATTTTTATACAGGACGGAGATTTATATCTTTATAGAAATGTAAATGGTGTCATAGAAATTATTATTCAAAACGGAAACTCAGGTTTTATCGAAACAAATGTCGAGGGTTATTCAGGACTGATTGAATTCGGTAATGGTGACCCATCAATTGAGATTTACATTAATCAATCTAACTAAATAAAGAAAGGAGAACGCTTATGAGTATTTTACGAAAATTCTTTAAGTGGCATGAAAAACAAATCGAATGGTGGATGTCCGAATTCGATATTAATCATTACGGGATTATGTGGATATCATTCTTTAAAGGAATGTTTATTGCAACATTATTACTATGGGTTTTAAGTTAAAAAA